ATGAAAATACTCTCTCTGCGTCAGGCGACGCTGCTGATGTTGCCTGCCATTTTGCCGCTGCCGCTGCTGGCGGCAGACAATGACAATACCCTGGTCGTGACGGCCGCCCCGCCGGAAACGGGCCTTAACGAGCTTGATACCCCCGCCGCCCTGAGTGTGGTCAGCGGCGACGATATGCGTCAGGCGGCACCGCGCGTAAACCTGTCGGAAAACCTCAGCAGCGTGCCGGGTCTGCAGATCCAAAACAGACAGAGCTATGTACCCCGCCCTTAAAAATCATGTCTAATTCTATGTTATCTTTGATTTTAAAAGGATGTCGCAGAATGAGTCATGAAAGATTATGTACTCATTTATGTACTCAATTTATCTTTGGATTTTGAAGTATAATTGGGTAGGTTTAACTCTCAGGAGGGAATAGCTATGTGGAAAAAGCCAGCATTTATTGATATGCGCTTAGGTCTGGAAGTGACTTTGTACATTTCTAACCGTTGATGAAGATGCCCGCAAATGTGCGGGCATTTTTCAGATAATTGGCCTGAGATCCTCATAGACGGAGACTATTTCTGCCGTTACCTTCCCCAGCACAATAATCCCTTCAAGCCCCTCTCCGTCGATCGTCTCACCATCCTGTGTGATAATCCCTGTTCGGAACAATCTTCCCAGCTGAGAATAATCCCCTAACTGGAATGCCACTTTATCACCCGATTTACCCTGGACCGTCCTGTCGACGATAGCGAAACCGACCGGCGTCTCAATCATGAACATATGGGTCGGGTGAGGCATCAGGATTTTGTTCAGGTCGATGCGCGTTTCAACATAGTCCGATGCCGGTGATGGGAAGCCCATATCAGAGTCCCCCGTTCGGGTTGAACTGCTTGTATGTTTTAGCCTCACCCTCCTGCGTCGATGCATCGCGGAACGTCACTGTGTTCGCTTTAATCCACTGGTTCGCCTCACGCAGGCTGAAGTGCCAGTTAAGCCTCTCCAGATGATGGACAAACTCCTGAGTTGTTACAATGACGCCCAGTCCCGGCTCTCGCCTCATGGCAGCCATGAATGCCGCCTTAATGTCACTTTCTCTCGCCATGCTAAATCCCCCTCTGATAAATACTGTATGTATAAACAGTAATATCGATCGGTAGATTTGATCAAGGTGGAGCGGTAGACGGATTTGTAAAGACTTTGAGGAGAGAGGTTTTTTTAGCTGGCGCTTCTGACGGGGTTTGACTTATCTCAAATCGCCCTTCTTCAGTCAGCCAAACGTACAATTTTTATGTATAAATCCACAATAAATTGTAGGCTTTAGCGCGGGTTGTGATCAGACCATGCAGCCCAGTTGCCTGCGAACTGTAACTGTAAGGTGCTGGGCGTGGCGATTGAGACGAAAATGCGACTGGTTTAAGGCTCAGTGGACGGAAGAGAGGTTTGGGTGATGATTAATGGGGTGGAGATTGAGACCAAAGTTCGCCTACCTTAAAGTAAACAACCATAGAATATTAAAGTTTTTAAATAGAAAGTCGATATCACATTTAAGAACTAAAATGTTTTCACGTTAATGCTCCAGCTGCCGAAGAAAGTGGGAGCTTTGAGTTAATGAAGTTTATCTATGGAACGATGATAAATGCAACCTAAACCACTGAAACATCTCATTAATATACTTAAAACCACTAAGGAACATCATCCTAACTTCACTCTTTTCCTCGGCGCTGGGGCGAGTATAACTAGTGGAATCAAAAGCGCCAGAGAGATGATTGAGGAGTGGAAGGCGTCTTACATAGAGATGTATGGTGAAGAAAAGTTGCATGAAGAATCATGGTACAAGAGAGGAAATGAATACTCAGAGCTGTTTGAAATGTTATATGATCAGCCTACTCAACGCAGGGAATATATAGAAAAGTGTATTAACGATAGCCGACCATCATGGGGATACGTTTATTTAGTCAACTTAATAAAAGAAAAGTCATTCAATACTGTATTTACCACAAACTTCGATGACTTAATTAATGAAGCTTGTTATACATTTTCAAATAACCTTAGACCTGTCGTTTGCGCACACGATTCCAGCATTAGAAATATACGCCTTACATCTAATCGTCCAAAAATAATAAAGCTTCACGGCGACTTTCTCTTTGATGATATAAAAAATACCATCAGAGAACTCGAATCTCTTGAAGATAACATGCGTACCAAATTCAAACAGTATGCCAATGAGTTTGGCATGATTGTAATGGGTTACGCTGGTAATGACAGATCTATTATGGACACCCTAAATACATTACTACATTCAGATAATACTTTTCCTCATGGAATATACTGGTGCATCAGAAAAAATACTGTGCTAGAAGATTTGCCAGAAGAACTTAAAAATTTAGCTAGATTCCCTAGATTCCATTTAGTGGAAATAGATGGATTTGATGAAACCATGGCGGAAATTCATCACTCACTAGGTCTTAACCTTCAAGAGGAAGTTTCTGATCCTTATTCAGCCTTATCGAAGCGACTAGATAAATACTTTTCCGGCTTAGAAGATGATCAAGTCAAATCCGAATTAATTAAAAAAGACATGGCACTACTCTCAGAGCATGTTGTTAACATTAACTCTGCAAAGGAGTTCATTACAAAAATCAGATTAAAAATCAATGAACAAGACATAGACCTTGACTCTAAAGAAGCTCAAGAAGCTCTAACCATGATGCTTAAAGAGACAGAGTTCTTAAAGGATGGTAAGGAATTGCATATTTATAGTATGCCAAATGTTTTATTAGCAAATTCCGCCCTAAGAGCCGGTGATTATGAAAAAGCAAAAGCGTTCTCTGGAAAGTCTTTAGAGATAAAGTTCAACCTTGAGTCTTTAATTGTATATTTAAATTCAATTCTAAAATTATCATCTAAAGCTACAAATCGCTCTGAATTCGAAAGTGACTTTTTGAAAAAAGTATCGTTACTTAAAGAGCTTAATGGAATTGATTTCAAGGATGGCATAAAACTTATATCATTAGTCGTCGAGTTGATTGAAAGCACCGAATTTAAACTTGCAGATAAAATATTGCACTTCATGTCAGAGTGCACACTACCTAACAAAATAAAGCAATTTATTATTTTGAATAAATCACTAATAATTAAGCTTCAAAATAATGAATTATCCAACGATCTTGAAGCTCAGATTGGCGATGCGATAATAAAGTGCATCAATATTGAGGATTACTGGCTGGCTTTCGGCTTCGCAATTCTTCTGGGAGCTGATGATGTTGCACTTAGAGCAGCAAACAGTTTGGATGAAACCCAGCTTATGTCTGCTGTTTACAGAGAAATGCCTATCTTTAACCTTATGTCGCAAGATTTATCAGATAAATTGGCTGAGATGGCAGAACTAAAAGGCTACCTGGAACCCGCAGAAGAAGAGGAAAATCTAGAACTAGAAAACGTTTCAAGTGATGAGCATATTTCTGATACTGCTACTAATGGTCAGGATAAGGAAGCTTCCCCTAGCGTAGATGGCGCTGATATGCCATAGTTTAGACATGCACGAAAATGCGACAAATTTATAGAGTTTTGTTACTGTAAAAACAAGGAGTTAAAATGAAAGACAAGATTTCTACATCTCACACTAAGAAATTGAGCTTTGAAGATAAGATGTCTCTTCTAAAACTTGTTGAAGAAGTAAAAAAAAGCCGATAACTATGGCTCATTATCTCCCAAGCATCTAGATGAGATGTTTGCGGCAGAATCGCAAGCCCGTCATTGAGCGGGCTTTTTTGTGCCCGTAACCTGGACCCACTATCATGTTGACCTACCCTAACCTGACCCACCCCGTAGACTGCTCAGAGAGGCGCGGTTGAGTCATTGCCCGGTCGCCGGGCTTTTTTATGAATCAAGTCCGTCAACTGCCTTCATTCTGGCCTTCAATTCTTCCAGTTCAGCCGCTTGGGTCTCAATGAAAGTCTGCTGCTCCTGAATGGCACCATAGGAATCTGCCAGCAATCCGATTATCTCGAGGCCATACTGACCTTCCTCTGACCCATTCATTAGCATCGGATCAACCTTCCCAACGCGCTGAGCAATAAACCCTCTGAGCCGGCTTGAACCACGCATTTTCTTGTCAATCCATTCGTACTCCACCACCTCCTGAGATTTCACCCTGTCGACAAAGCCAGATGCAGCAGGCTGGATTTTTGTTTTTAAGCGCTCATCAGACGTTATGAATTGCACCTGTCCCATATCCGTACTGTCAATGAAGATGTGAGTGCCTCCGCCAGAAGTCCAGTCTATGGTGAATACTGAAGTTCGTGATGCCGAGTTAGCCCCGCCATGACAAATTAACCCCGCAGGAACATCCCATCTGAAAGAGTTTGAGACCACGATGTTTTTGGGCGACTGGCTGACTGTGAAGTTAACAAAACGTGCGTCATTGCCTGCAGCTACAGCATTTGCAGTCGAACCAACGTTTTTGGTTGCTGCATCTCCCAGCCCTAGATTTGAACGAGCTGTTGACTTGTCTGCAACATCGTTAAGGTTCTGACTTTTGTCCATCTTTCCAGAAATAGATGAACTCAGTGTGTTTAAAGATGATGAAAGACTAAGCCAGGATGGACCGCTGTACTGACTCCCATCAGGCAGAGTGACCGTAATATTTCCACTTGCGCTATATACCTGCTGCCAATTGGCTTTATCAAGGTTGAGTCCGCGAATAGCTTTGGCTACGTCTGCCGCCACCTGCGCAGTAATGCCAACCAGTGCAGCATTGGGCACAGCAGTCCAAGCCACACCCGATGCTGTTGGGCCATTGTAAGCCGTGATGAGGGTAACGCCGGTAGCGGAGTTAACCGATTGCACGCCTAGCGTATATGTGACCCCGCCCACTACCGTAACAATGAAGTCATTTGCTCTCAGCTCTGTTGTGAAGCTGGTACCCGAGCCAGTTACAGCTGTCGAGTTATTGGTTAATGCAATAGTGCCTGCTGGCATAGCTTTCTCCGGGCAATAAAAAACCCGGCACGTTGGCCAGGTTCATTGAAGATCATTGGTTAAATTGGCTTGAAAATAATTTTTAACGGAACATCTTTTTTGGGGGCATTTTTGGGGAATGTCCAATTAGACATCTGCCGCTTTACTTCGCGATCAAAAAGGTACTTTGGATGGACATTTAAGATTCTGACATTACTAACAACCCCTTGAGGCGATACGTCGTAAATCAGCTCAACCTCACCTCCAAATCTGAGCTTCTCTGCTCTATCAGGATAAGCGATTTTGTTCTCTGCGTGTACACTCGCTGACAGGATGATTAGCAGCGCCGTTAAAATATGTTTCATATCCACCTCCATTTTCTCATATATCACATCCATATGTAATTAATATCAAATCGCAAAAATGATCTTACTGATAGATTATTTTAACTAAGGTTTGAAAATATCCCGTATGGAATACGCATGCCATATGGTTTCAGCGTGCTAGCCCATGACTGCTGAAGTTGATTTACCCATTGACACTGCAGCATCCCATTTTGAAATCTGAAGAATGGCCCCGAAAAACCGGTTGCCGATCCATCATCTGAAATATTTCCGCCAGGCACTGAGCTAACAAGAATCCATGAGTTGTTACCTATTGTTTGTGAATAAACAGAATTATCCAAATCGAAATTAGCCGGAACATCAAAAAAACCTATTATTCGAGGTATTTTTGCAGCCATAACTGCCGACCACACTAATTGCCCTGATGAGTTAAATACGTCTCTATAACCACTTTCTACAGGCATATCACTTCGACTTCGAGCCATTGAACCAGCATTGGCAGTCATCCAGTCAGGACCTGTGAAAAACATTTTGGCGTTATTGTTGGGTTTAAACCATCGAAGGTTATCATCAAGTGGGACACTAGCACTTACGTGCCCCATATCAGTTGAATTCCCAAGTTGACAAGAAATATTGTAGTAACCAATGTCAGTAATGCCTGCGTAATTAACCGTATCCCGGTAATAAGTTCCCTTATAATCAGAATCTATTACGAGGGCACCTGCCGAGTTCCATACCTGATATCCACTCATATGAAGGCATACATGTCTAAAGTTAGGGTGACGGCTGCGGTGTAACTTGACAGTTTGAATATATTGAAACTGCCATTCAATGCACGCGCCGCGAAATTTGATGGTGTGTAATAAACAGAGCTTGAGGCTGATACCACAACTACAAATGATCCAGAAGTCGTCAGTCCGCCAAATGCACCTGTAACGACATTGGTATTAGCCGCCATCGTTACAGCTGTTCTTCCGAGGTACCTTGTGTTGTAGTCACCAATATCTACTATCAGCTTTCCATTTGCATCCCAGCACTGAAGTCCACCGGGCATTGATACTCCTTACCAGAGGCCGTCTCTGATGCGTAAAGTGCCATTTGAATCATAGACCTGTCTTAGCGTGCCTGTGTCTACAACCCTTCCGGATCCATTTGCAGCATTCCTCTCAAATGTTCCATCTTTACCCAATCTCCAGCCAGCCGCACCTGCAACATAATTCGTTGACTGGATATAAGCAGCAATCATGGCGCTGGTTATGGTGCCTTCACCGATAAACGCTTGGCTGATGATGGTCTGGCCGTTCTGGATAGCAAAGAAGGTTTGAGGCGTTGCGCCAACCTGCGACATAACGGCAAAGCGGTCAGCCAGAAACAGCACCTGTGTCTGCATCCCTGAAGGACTATTCTCAACGCCAATTCCCATTCCAGCTGCGTACTGGCGACCGTTACTGTCCACGGCCACTTTCACTGAGTACTGTGCTGATAGTTTACCATTGGTGTCAGCCAGGGCTGTTGACGTCTGCTGAACAACGGCGGTGTTCTGGTCTACGCTCGCCTGTATCTGTTCAAACTTCTGGGCATAAGCCTGTTCATTTGTGGCAATGGTCTGTTTGACCGTCAGAATGTCAGCTCGGTTTTTTCCGGACTCTGCCATTTGGTGATCTACGGTCGCGTCCAGGTTGAGCGCATTCTGCAGCATGGCATCGATATTGGTATCGACTTTGGCAATGAGCTGCTTACCGGCATCCGTTTTCAGGACCTGCTCGGTAATGTCGCCCAGCAACGCGGTCGCATCAACGCTACTGGCACCTTCCACAAACTTCGTCCAGTCTCCGGTATTGCCGATGCGGTCCACCAGCCGGGCGCGGTACCAGCGGCGAACGCCAGCGGGCATCGGACCGTGCTGATAGCTAACACCAGGATAAGGAACATAAGCCAGGAACTGAGGATTCTGCCCGTCTGCCGTTGTGGCCACCTGAATCTCTGTGTAAGAGGTATCACCTGAACCATCAGGAAACGCCCACGTTACATCAATTGCCCAGACCACGTTATCAGTAGCACGGAGGTTAACCGGCGTGCCTGGCTTACCTGTTTTACCGTTCAGGGCAGTAGAATCTGCATAACCCCACGGAGATGAAACCTCTACAGCATTGACTGCACGCACCCGGACATCATAAACGCCGGTATAGATACCCTGAATGCTGAAGCCCTGTGCGCTGGTCTGGCTGACGTTTACCCAGTCACCCTTGTCCTTGCGCCACTGAGCCACATAGCTGATTGCTCCCTGAACCCTGTCCCATGTCACCTGCATTGAGGCAACAGAGAGCCCCTGTTCGATAAAGCTGACTTCGCTGATTACGATGTTGGCCGGTGCCTTCAGCACGCTGATAGGCGTGACGGTGATTGGCGCTGGCTCAATGCGCACACCATCGTCAATGTAGCGGTATTTATTCGGATCGTGCTGCACGCCGGTAATGGTAAAAGTGCCGTCATCATTACCGGCTACTGATGTGACGCGGAAATACTGAATTGCCAGATTATTACTGTCTATAGCCCATACAGCACCCGCTACCGGCGTCATGCGGAAAGATGTATTTACGCTGACCGTTTTCTTATCGGCGCTGATGCTGCCAATCGTCCGTGTCTGCGCGGTACCGTCCGGCAGGTTCACCACCAGCCGATCACCAACTGCGTAATCAACAGGACGGTCAAGGGTAATGCGCAGGCCATTGACAGAACTGAGGCGGCCGCCGTTCTGTTTGCCCGACCTGAACGGATCAGCCACACCGATGATTTCAGCGGGGATAGGAATATAACCATCCAGGCCGACTCCGAATGAAACCGTACCATCTTTGGCATTGGAAAGAATCGCCCAGCGCCCGCGCCGATGCGCCTCGCTCTGAGACGTGCAGCCGATAGCGGTGAGGCTCATCTCGCGCACATCATAGCGCTGTACCAGGTCTGAGTCGTAAACGCCTTCAACCGTGTCAGAATAGTGGTTAATCGGATCGGACCAGCTCACCTGGCAGGATGAATAGCGGTTCTTATAGCTGCCACCGGCATAAGTGAACAGCCCGTCAATGACGTTCGCGGCGTGGTAAACGAAATCAACGTCAACGTTGCCATCTGAATCAACCTGCGGCACGTCAGCATTCACAAAAATCTGGCTGTTACCCCAGAACGTAATGCCACGGAATATCGCCGCTATGTCCTTCAGGACCGTATACGCATCCTGCTGACTCTGGATGAATACGTTACAGGTAAAGCGCGGCTCCATGCCGCCAGCGCCGTTAGGCACCATCTGGTCGCAGTACTGTGCGATGCTGTAAAGTTCCCACTTGTCGATCATGGTGGCATCGACCCGCGTCCCCATACCAAAGATTTTATCCAGCACCAGATCATAGAAAATCCACGCCGGGTTATCGGTATAGGCATATTTGAAATCACCTTGCCACGTTCCGGCATAAGTGCGTGAAACAGGGTCATAGGTTGTCGGCACGCGAACCAGCCGCCCTTTTGGTTTGCACGTTACTTTCGGTGCCTGACCGCTGAACTGGCTTGCATCAACCTCGATATACAGCAGCGCGGTATTGGGGTAACGAAGCTTGCTGTCGATAACCTCTGCGAATGAAAAAACTTTGAAGGCGTTTATCAGCTTTGAGGATGACGAATCAGCGGTAATGCGACGCACCCTGATTGACCAGCCGGAGGTGGCTTTAGGTAAGTCGATGCGATGATCGCGCTGATATTCAGACGTGGTTTTACCGTCAAACCTTCCGTCAACCACCGTGACCCATGAACCGCCGTCAGTAGAGAGATCAATTGCATACTGCGTCACGGTGCCAACCATGTCGCCGTTGTCTTTATACTGATACTGCACCGGCAGACTCAGCTTAATACGAATGGCATCTAGCGTCAGATTGGTAAACTGGCGGGTCCAGGCGATGGCCTGCGTTACAGCTACACCAACAGAAAGCTCATTATCAACTTCAGGCATGCCCTGAATATAGGTCTGGTCCTGCGTACCCTTACGCCAGTCCCACACTACGCCGGTGAAGTTGTAGGTGCCGTCTTCGTTCGCCAGCTGGGTGTCGTTCAGATAAATCTGCTGCGCGGTTAAATCACCCTGAATCTCACCCTCTGAGATAGCCAGCAGCATTTTTAATTTTGCGATAGACAGCAGATCGTCTGGCTGTTCAACCGGAGTATGAGCGCTGCCACCACCACCACCCTTACTGCCCTGAATCACGGCACCTTCAAGAAGTCGCATATTTCACCCATAAAAAAAGCCACCCGAAGGTGGCCTGTTGAATTAACTGTGTTTGACTACTGCTGATCGCTGGTAAAGCTACCTGCGCTGATGATCGCACCGCCAATTTCGCGCATACCGTAAAGGACAGGAACGGGGTAGCCCATGGCAACGGTGTTGACTGGCGCACCGAACGCATAGTTCGGCTTATTGTCCGTGCTGGATGACGCACCCACGTTGAGCTTGGGTTGCGGCGTCAGCATCTGTACGACACCGCCCAGCAGCATGCTGATACCGATACTGGTCAGTGCTGTAGTAGCCAGTCCAACTGCGGTCGTGGTACCGATAGCCGCACCGTATGCAGCCAGTGACGCACCGGCAGTGAAGAACGCGGCCACAATCGCAACAGCTCCGATGATGATCTGCAAAGTACCGCCACGCTTCGAACCTTCCAGAACCGGCTCCATCTGAAACTCGGTCGCAGCGGAGGACATGTCGAATTCCTGCAGGCCGATATTGTCTTTGCCGCTGAAGAAGGCGAAGCGCACGCCATTGAGATGCGCATTCGAAACGTATTTTTTAAATCCGGGTACCTGTGAGCACATAGCACGCAGCAGCTCGCGCAAATCAGCAACGTGAAACTGATGCACCTGACCAAACATTTTTGCCATCCGGCCTCTAAGTCGCATGGTTTTAAGCATCAATCAGCTCCTTTCTGCGCACGACGCGCACGGTACGGTTTCGCCAGTACTCGCCATAGGGTACCCGCGTCGACAGGCTCCCGGCGTTATGGTGCAGAATAATGTTGTTGCCGAGGTAGATAGCCGCGTGGTTCGTTACCGGGGCGCTGATGCGCATCATGATCATGTCGCCTTCACGCATCTCCGCAGGCTCAACCTCCACAAACCCCTCAGCCTGCCAGTTGTCGTCATACAGATTTTCTTTGCCGCCCACCCACCACTCATAATCAACAGACCAGTTTTTCAGGGTGATGCCGTGCTCACGCTGGTAGTAGTCCATGATGAGTGTCCAGCAGTCATTACCGCCAATCAGCCAGGGGCGGCCTGTATAGTCGCGGTCGGTACGCGGGCTGATAGTGCAGAAGTCGCCATCCGGCCACGACATGATCCCCCACTCCACGCCGGAAAAGTCGCACTGCACCCTGTCATGTTCTGACGGGATGAGCTGCGGCACGTCCGGGTGTGAGTGGATAACCATCAGGATGTCGCCCTGCGCTTCCGCTTCCCGCTTATCCTCCGGCGACAGCGTGAAGTGCTCTGTCGGCGCGTCAGCGATATTCCGGCAGGGGATATAGTTCTGGCTCCGGCCTGACTGGATGACCAGTCCGCATGCCTCTTTAGGGTATTCGGCGGCCACGTGCTCGCGTATCGCCTCAAGAATCTTTTTGCGCATCGTTATTTACCCTGCAGGTTTGCAGCCGGGAAGCCGCCGAACGGCAGTGGCTGGTCATCGCCAAAGCGTGCTTTGCAGTCAGCCATACGCCCACCGCAGACATCTTTTGACGGGTCGCTGGTTGCTGTGCCGTCCTTGGTAAAGTACCGGCTGCCTGCGTAATCGCACCCTGTGCCGGTGCGATACCAGCCACGCATGCACCAGGTGCAGACCGGCGTTATCTGGCGCGATGGCAGCTGCAGGCTCTGGATATCAAACGGAGAGCAGAGTTCAAAATCCACCTGAGCACGAGTTTCGGAGGTTTTCGCATTCACATAAAACAGCTGAACGCGTTCCTCCTGCGGGTTTGCGCTGGGGTTGCCCGCCGTCCAGTTTGCCGCGTCAAGATACTTTGCCAGCGTGGTGTGGATACGCACCTTCGCCTTCACCATGTCGTCAAACTGCAGGCAGAGCGCGGTCACATAGTTGCCCACGTTGCCGACAGAAAGCTTTGGCGTCGGCTGTGAACCGGTGCTGCTCATTTCCATGCCGGTCAGCTCATAGGGGTGCGGATCGTACTCATTGCCCTGCCAGATGATTGACGGCAGGTTTTCCGCTGCAAACGACTGCCAGCCTTCGGTCGGCAGGTTGTACGCATGGAAGCGCAGTACGGTATCCAGCCCGAAAGCTGTGCCGTCAATCTCTATCAGCTGGACCAGACTCCCCGGCTCCAGCGCCTGAATGTCCTGGTTAAAACTCATTTTTCACCCAATAAAAAAGGGCGCTGAGCGCCCTGTTGTTACCGTGACATGTCACGGTGCGAAAGCCTGTTCAAAGGTAAAACTGATTTCAACAAACCCGCCATTGATAAACTTTGGATTAATCGAATCCCCTTTAACGCGATAAAGCTTTTTCTCACCCCATGGATTTGTCCACCAGAAAGAAGTGGCGACGTGTGTTTTCAGGAACGAACGCACGGAAGCCATAACGTCCACCTGACCGTTACAGCTCAGCGACCAGCTTTCAGCGGCATCGTTAATCCCTTTCCCGGCAACCTGTTTGTAACCATCGCCGTATTGAGCCTGAATGGTGGAAACGCTGAGCTGCTCACTCGCCTGAATGCGCGTTGCCCAGGTAAATGTATCTGTCGCCATAATCAACTCCGACCGCTATAGAGTATGCCACCCGGTGAAATTTCCTTCCTCAGCCTGTCCGTTATGGTCTGCTGAACGATAGATTTGAGCTGTGAGGCTACGGCAGAGGTTCCAGTAGCGGATGCGTCACCGGCCCCGCCTTCCTGCATAATCGTGACCGGCGCATCTACCTGAATAATGGTATTGCCACCCGAACGACCACTGCCGGGCAGCGCAGCTGGTCGCTCAGTGGGGGTGTCGACCAGCCCGCCGCTGGCGTATCCGCGCATCATCCCGTACAGGTTTTCAACGCCAATCCGCTCGGTGGCCTCTTTGGTAAAGACGAACTCACCTTTATGAACCACACCAGCCGGATCATATTTGCCACCGGTCCCGGTAAATCCACCGCCGTCGTATGCTTGAAAGCTGGTACTCATACCCATGGCACCGGTACTGCCAGCCGATGCGGCTGCACCGGTACCGACTGCGCCGACCGCTGCCCCCCCAAAACTCATGAAGGATGACAGCACTGTTTTAGTCAGCAATGCCTGAGCAGTCATTTCAACCAGACTTTTGATGACGCTTTGCGCCAGCGAGGCGAACAGGTTTGAAAGGCTTTCCCGGAAAGACTGCGTGCCGGTAAGCAAACCGGTCAGGGAGTTAGTCGTTCTCTCCGCCGCCGTTTCCGCCAGGCTCACGATCCCTTTATTCAGCGTGCTCTGCCCGGCATACAGATTAAGCGCAGCCTGATACTGAGCATCCGCCGAATCCCGTGATGACTTCTGCATCAGCGCTTCGTACTGATCCTTATTCAGCCTGCTATTTTCATAGTAAGCGGTATAAAGGCTCTGCTGCTGCACCAGCTGATTCTGAAGCTGCGCAACCGGATCAACTTCTCCGGCTATGTTGAGCTTTGGCGCAGCCGCCTGGCTGGCCTGCGTCTGAATCATCTTCTGAGCAGAATCGTTTGCCAGCGTAATTCGGGCTGACTGGTACTCCTGCTCAGTGACCAGACGGGCGTCATACAGTTCTTTCAGGTTGCGGCTGGCTTCCGACTCCTGACGGATAATGGCTTTAGCCGGTGAGTACTGCTCGGCCAGTTCCTGACGCTGGCGCTGATAATTAGTCGTATTCAGGGTCAGTACGCGTTGCACCTCCGACTGACTCACACCAGCAGCTTTGGCATCCTTCAGAATTTTTTCCTGCGAGACCTTTTCCTGAAGATTGATTTTCTCCAGGCTTGAGGCGTTCGCCTGCTCAATCTCGTTACGTAACGCAGTAAACTGCTTCAGCGCCTGAGCGCCTTTCTTATCAGCCTTAGCCGGGTCCTCTCCGCCCCAGGGCGATGCAACTTTACCGGCTTCAGCGGCTGCAGCTGTTGCAGCCTGAACGTCGCTCTTAAGATTCTTAGCCGAATCAGCAATGCCCGTTTTTACCAGGAACCGCGCTTTATCGACGTTCTCCATGTTGTCTTTAAGCGTTTTCAGTCCACCGTTTACAGATTCAAGGTCGGCTTCTGCACGGGTCTTCCCTTTCTCAACACCGGCAAGCTGACCGAAGGGATCAAACCCCTTCAGGCTGTCGATGCGGCTATCAGCGTCCTGAATTTCCTTAATCAGCTGGTTTCTCTGCGTGACCTGATTTTCATACTGGTCCTGCAGGTCAAGCTGCTTTACGGAAAGCTGTTTGTCTGACATCTGCATCAGCGCGGCGGTGGTTTCGATGACCGCGCCCTTGAGGTCAATAGCAGACTGGCGAGCCTGTTTTGCCTGCTCATGGAAATAAAGCAGCGCCGAACCGGCAAGCATCGCAGCACCAACCGGGCCACCAATGAGCGACAGCGCTCCACGCGCCAGGCCGGATGCAACAGAGGCAGCGCGGGCCGTGACAGATAGCTGTGCATTGGCCGTCGCCAGCCGTTCTGTTGCCGCTGTCTCAGCAATTCTTGATTCACGGATAGTACGGCTCAGCGCAACCTGCTCTTTCTGATAGCCGACATTGATACCCGCTGCGGCGTTTGCCGCTGTGCGCGTCCCCAGATAGCGGGCTTCTTCCTGCGCCTGCTGACGCGTTGCCTGCGCGGCGGCAATGGTCTGCTTAGCCGTCTCAGCCTGCTGCAGCGCATTTTTCCGCACTGCGGCTTCGTTCGCCGCCCAGCCTGAAATGTTTTCCCTAAGCCCTGCTGTGAGCTTGGTGGAGAGAACGGGAATAAGGGTATAAAGCGCGACGGAGGCAATGGCATTAAAATTATCTGAAAGCTTATTGATGCCTTCGGAAATGACCTGAATGCCTGAGCGCAGAGGACCACTGCCAGACTGGCCTACTTTGATAATCAGCCCTTCAAAGGCGCTGGTCAGCCCCATCAGGTCGCCGTTCAGATTGTTAACCCTGATCGCTGCCTGCTCATGCGCCGTCTGCGTGCCGGTGAGGGATTTGGTCAGCTCATCAATTTTGCCGCGATTGCCCGTCAGAATAGACGCGGCGTTGATGTTCTCAACGCCAAACAGTTTTACGGCCTGCGCGGTTGAAAGGTTTTTCCCGGCCAGATTTTCCAGCGCCTTGCTGAGCCCCACAACAGATGGCTTGAGCGTTTTATCTGTGCCTTTTTCAAGACTGAGGATGATGTTGCGCAGCGCCGTGCCAGCCTCACCCCCTTTAATTTCACGCGACGCCAGCACCTGAATGGCAGCATTCAGCGTCTCAAACCCTATACCGGCCTGCGCAGCGGCCACACCTCCATTTTTAATCGCGGCGGCGGTATCGTTAATCTCGGAAGCGCCAAATTTTGCACCAGCTGCCAGGACGTTAATATAACGGTCGGCCTGTTCAGCACCGGCACCGAACTGATTAAGTGACAGGGCCAGCGTTCTTGTGGCGTCGGGCAGTGTACTGCCGCCCGCCTGTGCCAGCAGCAGTGCGCTGTTGGTCGCCTTTTGCAGCCCGTCAGCCGTATCAAGCAGTTCGGGCTTGGCTGATGCCATCAGCTTCAGCGCCTCAACAGCCTGGCTGGCGCTGTACTCGGTAGTGCGCCCCATCTGCTGCGCTGCCGCATCCAGATCGCGCAGCTTGTTGCCGGTCGCGCCGGTAATGGATGACAGGTCAGACAGCGCCTGAGAGTACTGGCGGGACGTCTGGATAATGGTACCGAGTGACAGCCCTACACCAGCCAGCCCGGCGATCCGCCCGGCCAGTCCGCGAACGGCAGCATTAACGCGACCGTAAGCCTCTTCCGTTTTTTTTGCGTCGTCCTGCGCCTGTCTGTTGAACTGGCGCGACTGCTTACCGGCATCGCCATACGCACTGACGAGCTGGCTTTTAAAATTTGCAGCGTTGAGGTGTAACCCTACCGCCAGCGATGCTACGTCAGCCATTACATTAACGCCCTCATTACGGCGTCACACTGCTGATCCACGCTATGCGTGGCCGTGTTCGGCCTGGTGTCGTGTGGGGATTGCGCGGATTGCGGTTCGGAGCGGGTCAGGATGCCCTGCTGAAGAAAGTAAGCTCGCCAGTGGTTTAGCGTGTCGCACGGTAATGCGGCTATAACGGACGGGTCAGGTTCGCCCCACCTGTCCGCCAGCCACAAAATCAGCTGCAGCCATGGCGAGCTGGTCAGTTTTTTTCGGCAACTTCCAGTTTACCGATGGCATGCGTTTTCACGCGCTCAATCGCCGCCATCAGCGCCGGGTTATCGTGAGCCTCCAGCAGTTCCGCTGCGGTAGGAAGCAGTTCAGGCTTGATGGCTGAGCCGTCAGGATTAACCAGACTGTCGAGCACCAGCTGCACGCTCATCTCAGAGATTGCGCGGACATTGCCGGTTGCCTGTGCTGCGTCCAGCTCCTCTTCGTAGCGGATCAGCTCACCGGCAGTGCGGCGGCGGATGTAAACCTGAGCGCCCAGCAACTCTGTTTTGATGGCTGTAGACTTTGGCTGCAGCAGAACTGACTTTAACATGGCCGCACTGAATTTTTTCTCGGACATTATTTGATCCCGTTAGGTAGTAAAAGCCGCCACCAGGCGGCGTGACTGTGTAAATCAGGAGCCTGCGACAACGCCCCACTCAATGTTGTTCTGCTTGCCCTGAACGGTAATCTGGATCACTTCGCTTGCTGGCGCGGTGATTTCATTCATCTGCCAGCCGGACAGCGCCAGCACCATGTTGGCGGTGCGGCCGTTCGGCAGCTCTACGTAAAACTGGACAGTCTGGCGGTTCTGCGCGGCATTCAGGAAAGCGGCAAAATCGGTGTTAGACGGATCGTCGATAAAGCCCAGGGATTTCTCCGGACCTTCCGGCAGGTCTGAAATGAACTGCTTGCTCTTATCAATCAGCGTGGTGCAGTCCACAAAGCTGCCGGTCTGCCCGGTAGCACCGAGCGCCTTACAGTTGATCAGCGGCTTCATTGCTGAGACAGCGGCACCGGATGGCCCCCATTTCACTACGGTTCCTGCAGGCAGCATCGCGTATTCTGGCGAAGTTTTATCAGCCATGACTTTTTCTCTCTATGAAGTTGGTAGCGGCTGCTACACGTTGTTTTGAATGCGGTCCCGTATTTCTACCGCGAGGATTCGTAGAACGCGGGATTTGTTGTAATCCAGCGCAGGCCGAATGAAGGGATCGGGAACCTGTTTGACCGTGCCGAACTCCTGAGCAAGCGCCTTGATATAATGCTGTTTGCTGGGACCGACGCGAAGCACCACAACGGCATTACCTCTGGTGCGCGTTGTCGAGCGTATTTTGATTGAGTCACGCATATGCGGGCCTTTCGCCGACTCGTCGTAGCCTGCATGCTCTTTCATATCCTGCTCAACCACCTGCAGCGCGGCACGGCCCGCCTCGCGCAGAACCTTTGTTCCGGCCTTTTCACCCAGCGCAATAAGCTGACGCTCAAGCTCATCAAGGCCGGTAACTTCCATTCTCAGCACGCTCATACCTCACTGAAGTAGATGATGAAGTCTCTGGTCAGGCGGTACTGCACTGCGTTGTTTGGCAGCGTGGATTTATCCTGCTGCAGCGTACCGCGCTCAACGTACTGAACCGGATAGCCGCCGATATCCCCATGCCTGATGCCCTTCCACATCTGCCAGAGTTGAGCATCAAGCGCCAGCAGGCCTGAGTAGTCAGAGACTTTCACAAAGGAAATCTGGAACCGGCCGGCCACCAGCGATGTTCTGACCAGACCGCCTTCAATCTCGGGGTCAGAAATACGCTGGTAAGTGATCCCATGCTGCTCAGTATCCGGGATCAGAAGTGGATAGACTTCCAGTTCAGAAAGGGACTGAAGGGATTTATAGATGCCTGATTCAATCATGACGCACATCCCTTTCAGCTGTAATAACAGCACGATCTCGGCTGCTGCGGTCAACAGCCCTGATTGTGTAAACCTCATTACCCCAGCTTATTTTCCAGTCCGTCTGAACATCGCTGCGTGGCCGGATGGTAAATTGCCAGGTTTCAACAATCTGTTGCTGATCCATGCTGCGTATTTTGCGGTTTGAAATGTTTTCAGCTTTCGCCCAGATAAAGGGAGAGCTGATGACAATCTGCCCCGGCAACACCTCTCCAAGCGGACCGCGCTCAGATTCGGTGCGCTGGACCTTAATGCGCTTATCAAGCTCGCCAGCCGCAAGGCCGGTCATAGCCCGTAAATCCTGTAAGGCTGAAGGAGCGCATCTACCGCGAGAGGCATTTCGCTGGTATTTTTGTCGCTGACCGCTTCGCGATTTGCATACCAGTGGCCGACCAATAGCAATATGACCAGGCGAATATCATCATCAAGCAGAAGACGGTCCTCATCGGTATCAAACCCGGCATCAGCATTGGTTTCATAAAGATTTCGACGAGTCCATTTCTCAATGTGCCGCTTTGCCGCTCCGATGTAGATCATCAAGAGCGAATCTTCACTGCTATCGTCAGCATCAATGCGGCAGTGCTCCCTGACTGTTTCAATTGCGATGATCATGATGAGAATCCCTTAAAAGCGGCCCGAAAGCCGCTTTAATGATCAGCTGCCTGAACCAGTCAGAGAGCCATACACAAACGCTTCAGGACGGTATACAGCCAGCGCCAGACGCTCTTCACAACGGATTGAGATCATGTTTTTCTCAAAGTCGTCGGAGTTTTCGCTGGAAACCACAACGTTTGCTTCTTCGCGGTCAAAAATCTGTGCACCGGAATTAAACGCACCCGTCAGGAATTTACCCAGGAACTGAGCGGCTTCGGTTGCCACGACCGGCAGACCCCACAGGGTAGGCGTGGTCAGCTGTGAAGGATTAGCCAGGATGTAACGTCCCAGCGTATCTTTGCTCAGCTCGATCTTTGCCCAATCTGTGAAATGCAGCACATGACCTGACGCCGGGAAGCGGGCAAGCTGCGCCTGCAGCATGGCCAGACGAAGAATGTCGATCCCCGTTTCATTCTGAACAGCAAACGCCGCGCTGAATGGCTTGGCCTGAGGAATGATGCCCGCCAGATGTGCGCCTTCACCGTTACCGAACAGGATTTCCTGCTCTTCGACGTAAGACAGGCCGTAACGCATTTCGGCATCAACGGTCGACTGCAGCTGAGCAAAGTCATCCAGAATCTGCTTTGAAGCCTTAAACATGTGAGCGATCGTGCGCACGGCAGTGGTCTTCTCAGCAAACTGAATATCGCTGTATGGCTTGGTGGTATTTTCCGGCACCACTGAAGCCTTATTGGTGAAGCCCGTCTGCTGAACGTAGTAAATTGTGTTGGACTGCGTGCGGCCCGGTGCGATCAGGTCACGGATAAACAGCCGCTGCTTAGGCGCAGTGTCAATGCCGGGAAGGCGCTGAGGTGCCACAATCTGACCCGGCACATCAACAGTGGTAAGCGCGGCTTTCACAGGCACCGAAATACGCTTATTACCTTCGAGGCTTGAGCGGATATCTTTCATCACCTCGGCAGATACAAACTGCTGGCCCACAGACTGGATCACTTCCTGCGCAGCATTCAACGGCATCTGAGCGGCAACGTGCTGCTCCAGATCACCCAGTGAGGTTTTGAGGGTCTTCATCGCCTCATTGAGCGCATTATGCTCAGTCGCGATTTTATCTACTGCCGCTTTGGTTTCGGTTGAAAGCTGGCCGGAATTTTTCGCTTCATTCAGCGCCTTTTCAGCTTTCTCGCTGAACTCAGCAGACACTTTTTCCAGCTTGTTGGAGACTTTCGTCAACAGATCATTTACATCAGACATGCGTTTTCCTTATTCGCCGAGCGAAGCCAGCGCGTTTTTGAGGGAGTTAAGTGCTTCAGGGTTTATTTCATCGACAGCGCCCGGCTTGTCGTTCTTTTCGGTGGCAGCGCCCGGCTTGCCACCTAAAGCCTTGAGGTGCTTCCGGCGCTCGGAACGGGGCATACCGCCTTTAGCCAGGAAAGCATCAATTTTTCTGAGTGCGGCGGCGGGGCTTTCATCGTCGCTGGTGATTTCATCTGCGGAGAGCAGAGAGTCAGCAAAGCCTTTTTCTACAGCCTCGCTGCCGGAGATAAATGATTCGTTATCCATCAGGGTCTGCACCTCGCTTAGCTTTAGCCCTGAGCGTGCGGCATAGATATCGGCCATTGCCTTATCAAACGGCTCCAGCGAATCCGCATAGTCGCGGAAGTCGTTGCGGTTACCTGCGGCAATGGTCCAGCAGTTGTGGATCATCAGGAACGCCCCGCGCCCCATCTGAATATCATCACCGGCCATCGCTATAATTGACGCTGCTGAGGCGGCAATGCCCAGAATCTTGACGGTCACTTTGCCTTCGTAGGCAACAAGAAGGTTATAAATTGCCAGCCCTTCCCACATGTCACCGCCAGGCGAGTTGATATTCACCGTCACATCACCGCCACCAATGCTTCTCAGTGCGCCGGAAATCCGGCTGGCTGTTACGCCTTCGCCGTACCAGTCCTCACCGATGGTGTCCAGAATGGAGATCGTGTTGTCACCAGACTGGCCCGCCGCACGAATTCCGCCGTCCCAGCGCTCAAATGCAGCAGAGGGAAGCTCAGTATTCTGACGTGCAAAAGGACGCCCCTCCGGTGCAACCGGAAGCGTTTTAATGGTCATCAGGGGTCTCCTAAGCCGCTTTTTTAAGCGGTGAGTGTTCTGGTGGAATGTCCGGGAAAAGGAAAGCGTGGAGCTTCATCATGTTACTGGCCTGTGCGCCAGCGTTGTTCTCACGGAGCTGATCCAGTGGTGTGAGATTCAGCTGAACTGTATAGATGTCACCACCCGCAATCGGCGGCAGATTTTCCAGCCTGCGCACATCGTTACGCGACATCCACCCGTTCTGAAGGGCTGTGGTGTAGTAAGCTGATCGGCCTGCGGTGTCTGCACGAAGCAGCCCTTCAACTGAAAACTCAGCAAATACATCGTCGCTGCCATCAAGCAGACAGCGTGATATTTCCTGCTCAATATTAACCAGCAGCGGACGCAGGGTGTTAGTCAGAAACAGCAGATTCATTCCCTCAACGCTTGATGCCCAGCTGCTTTGTTTAGTGGTATGACCAACCATAAAGGGTGGCACGCGGAACCATCGGCAGATTTCCTCAATACTGAATGACCGCGATTCCAGCATCTGAGCAGCCTCAGGGTTAATGGTGACGCCCTGATACTTCATCCCTGCCTCAAGGACCATTACCTTTCCGGCGTTTTTCGATCCGATAAAGCGCTCAAGATAGCCCCGCAGCCTTTCACGCTGCTTGTCGTCCATGGCGACATCGGAGGAAAGAAAGCCTGAGCTCTGCAGGCCGTTTTCAAAAATTTTTGCTGCTGACTCTTCAACCGACATTGCCGCGCCGATAACATCACGACCGGTCATCATCGGCATCATTCCGCATACACCGTCCAGACCAAATCCCCGGATGTGCATGATGTTATGAACCGGGATTTCGCGTTTCGACTTAACTTCCGTGTAAGTGTACTGAAGACTGCCATTATCCAAGCGCTTAACAACCATGTTCTGCGGAAGAAGCGGAACCAGCGCCACCAGCTTTTTACCAATCATCTTTTTTTCGATGAATGCATTACCGCGAAGGCAGACTGACGCCACTACCGACAGCATGAAGCGCGAAGGCGTCATTTCAAGATTCGGACGGCGGCAGAGCACCTGATAAACCGGATTATCCAGCGCCAGCACACGCGATCCATCAGGTTGGCGCTGGTAAATCTTGAGTGGAAGCGTTGAAACTGACTCGCTCAGCAGGCGGGTACATGCCCAGACGGCCGATAATCGCATTGCCTTATCTGCGGAAACCGTCTTGCCGCTGCTGCTTTTCCCCCACCATTCCTCCCAGAACGTGCCGGTCGTCAGGCTAATGGGGACCCCGAGCCAGTTGAGCAAAGCGCTTTTAACTTTGCCGGGCTGCTTATTTTTTTTCATCAGAAACCTATCATTATCGGGTTTTCAAAGAAGCCGCTCAGGTCCTGCACATCACCACCGCCATTAACCAGAAGTCGGCTTTTGGCTGTGAATAACGCAACCGGCCCGTCAATTTTGTTTTCCGGCGTGGATTTGTTCGGAAAGATATTGTCGTTTTTGTCAGGCTTGACGGTGATATTCGACATCATCCAGGTCATAACGGGGTTGCCGTCATGATGGAACTTGTTGCCATATATCTCCGCCTGAACAGACTTCATGGATTCAGACAGGTTTTTAACCGTCTGAGGCACCTCAACCAGCGGCAGGCCCTCTTCAGCCAGCGCCAGGCTGAACTGCAATGCGCTCCATGGGTCGAATGCGATTTCTTTTATATTCTCGCCCTTAACCCACTCCACTATTTCAGCCTTAATGACACCATGATCGATTACATCTCCGTCCGTAAGCTCAAGGTGTCCTGCATCAGCCCATTTACGATAGAGCTCTGCAATATGATTAGGCGCTGTTTCGATACGCCCCTCAGGCAACCAGAACCGGGGTTCCATGTGCGTTTCGCCTGTCGGATCACGCCATGTTTTTACAGCGGAACAGATGTCGATTTTGTTAGCCAGGTCAACACCAACCCAGAGAGGCCAGCCTTTTCTTTTAGCCTCCTCGGCAGTTGGCAACATCTTCGACCAGCGATCCATATCCATCCAGGCGCTTTCGGCTGTAACCCAGATGTTCAGATGCTTCGTGAAAAAGTTAGGCCTTGCAGCAACCTGCTCTTTTGCCTTCTTAGCGAGGCGGCGCATATCGTCCCAGCGCTTGCAGACGCCGAGACCGGGGTTAGCCTTAGGCCAGTTAGCCTCATCAAACGGATCGTCTTCTTCATCCAGGGTGTAAACGACAGCAAAGTAAGTGTCATCTTCCACCACGCCGCGTAACACCTTGATGGCGTAGTCGCGCTGTTCAAAGCAGATGCCTTCTTTATTGGACCCTGCTGTAGTGATGGCGAACAACAGAGACTGAAGTCGCGCACCCGTGGCGGTTTCAAGCACATCCCAGACATCGCGTGTACGGTGGGCATGCAGCTCATCTACTATGCCGCAATGGATATTCAGGCCGTCGAGGTTGTTAGCGTCACTGGACAGGGGCTCAAATTTTGATGCTGAACGCTCCTGGTGGATGTTCAGCTTAACGTGACCAAATAGACGACCTAAGGTGCGGGGCGCTTTCTTGATCATGTTCTTGGCATCATCAAATACGATACGGGCCTGATCGCGGGTTGTGGCCGCTGAGTAAACCTCTGCGCCCCCCTCACCATCAGCCCCGGTCATATACAGCCCGATACCCGATGAAACAGTTGATTTGGCGTTTTTACGTGCCACTTCGTTATAAGCGGTACGGAACCGGCGAACCATGACCGGATCGCCATCATCATCCATAACCTGTTTGCCGCTCATTTCATCAATCAGCGGAATGGTGAAACCAAAAAGGTTTATCAGGATGAAGATGTGCCAGGGCATAAGCTCAATAGGCTTACCTGCCAGGGCACCTTTTACGTGCGGAACGAAGTTATAGAAGTCGAGAATGTGCTGGGCGCGGTCCTCACTGAAGTAGATACCGCGTTCCGGCCCGTGTTCTAAATCATTGAGGAATCTCTGGCACGCCAGACGCACCAGTTCGCCAGCAACGATCTCGCCAGCCAGCACGCTTTCTGCGTACTGAATACCAGCCTGAACAGTTGCCATTCATCATTTGCGCTTTTTAAGAAACTCTTCCAGAGGATCGGCTTCGGCTGGCCCGGATGCGCCAACCTTGGAGCGGCTGGCCGGGGTCATGCCAAATTCAGAGAGCATCGCCCGGATGCGCTTCCACGCATCGGACTTCATCACTGCTGCCGGATGTGCTTTAACAATATTCTCACCCGTAGCGGACACCGTTTTGTAGGTGTAGCCCTCTTCAGTAAGAACATCGCAGTGTTGCCGGTACTCGGTGTAAGCCTCGATCAGCAACTCAAGAGCTTTACCGTCGAGAGTGGTCATCACTCCGACTGCATCAAGCTCTTCGCCGATTCGCTTGAACCAGTACTTCCCCATTTTGTCCAAATGCTTCGGAATTGGGGGTACCCCAGAAGGCGGTTTTGGCTCTTTTTTGTTTACTGCCCGTTTTGATGGGTTCCCCTTCACCAAAGCCAGATGTGTCGGGGTTTTCGGTGGTCCTGGCATAATCGAAAACTCCTATTAATAACTGGTTGGGGGACCCCAAAAAAAGTTTTCTAACCTGCGGCGGTGTGAAAAAGGGTTAGGCGGCGGTCCTGAAAGGCGAAAGGGGGGAACTTTCGACCCGCCCTCCCCCTTCAAAAATCACTCAAATGATAGTCATTCTCATTTGTGATGTGTACGCACCAAAACGGTGCACCCTGACAGAATGAAACGATAATCATTATCGTTTGATTCTGTCTCTGGCTGTTTTTGCCTTGTGGCACGGCCAGCATAAAGCCTGAAGATTGCTGTCGTCATCGGTACCCCCATGTGCTTTCGGGGTGATGTGGTCAACCGTCTTTGCCGCTGTGGGCCTGCCCTTTCGCAGGCACTCCTGACAGAGGTGCCGATCACGCTCAAGAACTCGTGCGCGTCTGACATCCCATTGACTGCCATAACCGCGCTGGTGTCTGCTCAGTCCGTTATGATGCTGCTGCCACCCTTCATTAAGGTGATCAGCGCAATAGCCAGAGCGGTCTGTGGTTGTCTTAGCGCAGCCATGCTTACGGCACGCTCTCGGGATTCGTTGCGGCATCCAGTCTCCACGCCCTGCGGCGCTCAGTTCGTGGTGTGTTGTCGGGATGGCGCTCAACTGTCGCCGCGTCTGCGTGATCAACCAGTGAGTAACATGGGTACACCACTGCACCGCCGCATGCGTCACCCACCGCGTAATCAGCAGGCGAGCCATGATTCCAGCGACTGATAACCTGATTAAGTTTTGGCTGAGGGACGCTGTAGCAGACGCCATGAATCAGCCGGTTGAGTGTGATGTAATCTGCCTGTTGCCGGTCTGTATCAATAAGCTTTGTCGCTATCTCGGGCTGATACTGCGGCGGTCTGCCGGTACCGAGATAGAAGCTCAGCAGATCTTCAGGGAAGCGCGACAGCCACTCAGCCACCTTTTGCGCGAAGCCATGTACCGGCAGTGCGTCGTCTTCCAGTATCACTACCCGGCAGTCCTGCTGACTGGCCCACTCAATAGCGCGGCGATGGTTCCAGTTCGCGCCATGATGATCCTCATCAATAAGAAGGTGAGCGTTAAGAATCTGTGCCAGGCGTTCTGCCTGATGCCTGCGTGAGTAATGCCCTACTACCACAAAACTTATTTGTGCTTCCACCAGGCGAACTCCTTACCGATGCCTTCTGACTTGAACACTGTGTGCACGCGGGGACCAGTAACCAGCCTGTCACTGTAGCGATGGGCCACAATGCCAAAGGCAATCATGTCGCCAACAGCCGCAGCTTTGACCTCCTGATTCCAGAAGCGCAGTGATTCGATGTGGTAATAGAGGCGGACGATACCATGAGCTATTGACATCACGTCAGCACGAGCGCCACCAAGCAGACCGGCATTCAGCATCACATTATTCTGGTGCTCAGCGAGAAACGCCTGATAGACACCTTCAGGATGCTGCTGCTTAGCCCATGCGGCTGCATAGGTTTTAGGTTCGGAACCAACGTAAATTTTGCCCTGCTCCATCCCTTGCCACGGTTCGCGCAACATCTCAACGTCAGTACCATCAGTACACCAGACGAAGTGATATTCAGGATGATCTCGGAGGTGCTGCCAGATATGCAGCCAGCGCCGGAAGTAGACATTCATCTCCACATCAGCGACAGCTACCAGCGACGCGCCTACAGGTGAGGTTGTCAGCTCATCGGCCAGCACGACCGCATCACCACCTTTGACCGATACCGCCCATTTATTCAGCATGTCAGGCGATGCCGTCATTCTGGTGTCGCGCTGTGGGTCGGGCTGGCTGGTCAGCAGTGTGGTGATGACCACGTTGCGCTGCTGGCGGTACTCTGCATAACCGGTGTAACCGCCGTTACGGCGTTCATTGTGAATCGTGACGTTGCGCTTCACCTGCGCTTCACGGTCAGGCTTTGGTACTGAACGTTCTACGGCCTGATGCTCATCAAGCGAATAAATCAGCTTGCCTGAGCCAGTCACATCAGCAAACGCCCAGCTCGTTAACCCGGCATTGTGGATGCGCAGCGCTAAATCAGAATGCTCATACATGCCGCGCTGGTAGACCGTATCGAAACCGCCAACCTTCTCAATCGCGCTGCGGTGGTAATAAAGCATCACACCACGCTGGCCGGTGTAGGCGACGTGATGATCATCCCGGTAGAGTACCGCGATATCATTCAGCTTCTGTCCGGTAGCGAAGTCCTGAAACTGATAAGCCAGATGTGGCTCAGGCGATGTGATGTAAGGCTGCTCCCACCCACCAGCAACCGGCCAGGCATCATCATCCCACAGGAAGAGATGCTCACAACCGGCATCAATCAGCGCCTCAAGGCTGGCGTTCTTAGCTGCAACGATGCCGCGTGAGGTGTCATGCCGAATAACCCGGACACCTTCCGGCGCTGTCACTAGTTTGTCTGAACCGTCATCAATAACGACCACCAGCGCACCGGCTGGCAGAAACTTCACCTGATGCTCAAGAGCGCGGGATAAAACGTCATGACGATTATGGGTGCTGATGGCGATGCCGATATTCGATACGCGTTCAGTTATGGGCGCGTATTCAACGTCATCAATGCACACTTTCATCCAATCACCTGATTTATATTGATTACTCAATGTATGAATTTATTTCAATTTGAAATATAAGGTTTCATTAATAAAATCTTATGGCCTCAATCTTGTGGCAATTCCCTTAAGGGGGTTTTATGTCTTTAAAGCCTGGTCAGAACAGTGGTAAAGATGGCGGTGTATACCAACAGATTGGCCCTCGTGGTGGTAAAACCGATAACTACACTACTATTCCTGACAATCACACAGCTCCACCAACCAGTAAGTCAGGTTCAACTTGGGAGCAGGTCAAGCGCACGCCAGACAGCAAGCGCTAATCAAAATGTAAACCGGTCGAAAGGCCGGTTTTTTTGTACCAGTGTCGCAACGCTTCACAGCGTGGCTAACCGTTATCCCTTGTCGGCGGATTTTCATTGCTTTACTAAATTTGCTAGCTAACCTGTTTATTCACTAATTAGGAGGTCAAGTAATGATAAGAGTCGAGATTAGCGGAATCATTTACGATATTGGCTATGAACACGGTGTTTACTTCGCACGGGCCTCATCCGGCCAGTCGCCTGTAGGACAGACAATCGACGAATTGAGCCAAGGATTCGCAGAAATTACCGGGCTGAAAAAAGAAGACTTGAAAGCATATTTGCTTAGTTTAGGTATTTGAGTGCATACATCGGGCACATTCTTTAATGTGCCATTTGATGCCTCAGCAATTATCATCCGGCTGAGCAACTGCGCGACAAGCGAACATGCAGGCATGCTGCATTGCTGTTTTTGCCTGGGCAATCCATCGAGGATCGTAGTCCTTAGCACCTTTCAAGTATTCCAACTGGGCGATGAACTGGCGGCTAATCTCTTTAAGACGATTCATTTCAAGAATATCTTTGTCGGTCAGTGTGCGATAACCCTGCACTTTGCTTCCGTCCTGTGGTTTTGCTTCGCTCATGTTTTTACCTATCTGGTTGACTCAATTTTACGGATGGCGGCGCGATCAATGTTGCACTGCCCCAGAGCGCCATATAACTCAGCGTTGAGGCTTACGCTGTCACCGAACGTCATATCCTGTGATGGCGCTGGCACGTCAATCTGACTGGTCAGTTCAGCCGGAAGGTTTAACTTTGGCTGTTTTACTGTCCGGTACTCCACCAGCGGCTTTTGCTGCGTCACGCAGCCGGTCAGCAGCATCTGGAGGAACAGGAGCAACAGCACACTTGTCCGCCGCAAGGTAACGCTTAATTTCATTCTGTAGTTTCCGGTTCTGCTGGGCTGTTACGGCACGCTGCTCTGTGACCTGACTCATCACTTCGTTTTGCTGTTTAACTGCTGTTACAAGCTCAGTGACACTTGATGCCAGGCCATCGTTTTTGGAGCGCAGGTCGTTAATCTGATCGTCTTTGCTGTTGGCTAATTTCTCCAGCCGCTGGTTAGTTGCCTCAAGCTGGGAGCTGCGAGCATTGAGCATCCAGAGAGCCAGGCAAATAAGACCGATGACGATAACGGGTGAAAAAGTTTTGATGAGGCTTAACGGGTTCATGTCAGAAATACCTCTCTTTCAGCGGCACGGCGTTTAACGAGTCCGGGCAACTTCTTACCACCGGCGTTAACCCATTTGCCGAACTCATCAGCTGCGCCAGCATAGTCGCCTGCGTTGAGTTTCCTGATCAGTGTCGATTTAACAAAGTTGCCAGACCCGAGGTTAAACACGAATGACACCAGCGCGTCGAATTGACCCTGAGTGAGCTTAACCTTCACGTTCGTGTTGATGGTCAGCTCTGCCACCTGCAAATCTTCACGAAGATAAGCATCAGCACGTTCGCTGGTGATCGCGTCACCTGCTTTAACTGCGTGAGTATGGCCGTAACCGATAGTCAGAATGCCAACGCTGTCTTTGTAGGCCTTAAGCTCCAGACCTTCAAAGCGCTTGATGAGGTTGATGCCGTTATTGCTGACTTTCATTTGTATCCCCTGCTTTTCTGTCTATCCACCCGCGCAGCCTGGCGCTGATGTAGTCATTGCCGACATACCCTATGTAAACCGCGAAAACCTGTGCAGCGGCGTCAGGAATGTTCCAGTTGAAGAGAGCGCCGACGACCTGAAGCGTGGGCGCTGCAAAGAAAGCCAGCGCACTGCAGGAGACGGCGTCCAGCACCCGCTTACTCCAGGAGCTTTTTGCATATGCACTTCTTAGTAGTGAAAACATGCCTGCTACCCCGGCATATCCCCATTCTGTTTTATGGGCATACAGCCACAGCAGCACTGTGGCCCAAAAGCCCGGGTCTTTTTCTGGAGGCATGCTCTGATTCCCGCCACCGGGATGATGGCGGCTTACTTTCATTGAGAGGATTGCGCAACGCCACGGCGTCAAAAGTGTGTGTGGAGACTGATTGGCGTGCGCAAAAACGAAAAAGGCCCACCGAAGTGAGCCTTTGAATTTATTATTTAATGCCTGTCAGGCAGCGACTAATTCAAGCCGCTTGCCCAGCGCTGAGAGCGCCTTCTGAACAGTATCTATTTTGGTCGAGTGATGCAGATCGAAGATGCGCGTTACCTCCTGCTTTTTAACTCCCATGCGTGAAGCCAGCTCAACCTGAGTTAAGCCGGAAGCAAGGAAAGCATTTAGCAATAGCACCTTCGCCGACACACTCGCCGGAACCTCTACAAAATCCCCTGTCACCGGTCCAGGTGCCGGAACAGGCTGGTTATCTTCAAAGTAGAAATCAAATGAAGTAACCAGCGCATCCAGCCCCATCTCTAACGCCTCCTCACGCGTATCGCCCTGAGTAAGCGCCTCCGGTATATCCGGGAACGAAACCACATATCCGCCGTCGCACGGCTCAAGATTAATCGGGTATCGCATATCGTCTTAGTGAAACTCTGCGAGAACCAGCCCCGGAGGGCTGGTTAATTATTTCAGGCCTAACTGCTTCATTATGGCCTTTCGCAGTGGTTCTTTTAACTCAGCACCGGGATGCCTCGGCATTACACTTCGCTTCCCGTTGTATCTCAGCTTCAGATGGTTAGTACCGTTTGAAACTTCGACTCCCTGAGATTCAAGCCACCGCCTGAACTCGCTTTGCTTCACTACTCCTCCTGTCTGTTGAACATGAAGCTATAGTAAACATTTATGCTTACTTGGTCAACATTTTTGTTTACCGGAGGCCGATATTTTTGAAAAATAACCCTGACGCAAATGCGGTAAGTGCCTTGCCCGTCGACAACAGGGTGAATTTCTTATCCCCTGCAAGGGATAGATATATCGCTATCCCCTTTAGGGGGTATTTAAAATAAAAAACGCCTCCAGGCTGGTAAGGCCCGAGGCGCTTTGACATCCACATTTGGAACTGACTTTTAGCAGATAAGCTGCACTGCTTGGTAATCGACCTTATCAGATTACTAAGGAAAATGCGGACCGCGTGAGAGGTTTTTTCAATATTTTTTTCGGCGTCAGTTCGTCGTCCATATCAAGCCGCACATCCAGCATTGCCAGGCACCCCTCAATAAAGCCTTCAGCCATCTGAATTTCAATTCTGACTATCTTCTCATCGCGTTTAGCCTGTTTCGCCAGGGTGCGCTTTGAGATATTGAAAAAGTAATGCAGCACAATGATCGCATGCTCATCCGGGCGCTTAGCTTTAAGCCGGGACAGGCACCCTTCAATAATCAGTCCGTCTCCATCGCTGCAGGTAAGCGTTAACTTTGAGTCCTGTGGCAGCAGCCCTTTAAACCCAGCTGCGATTGCAGAATAATCGACGCCACTGCTGTCTGATTTAGCCCATCCCGCCCAGCGCTCTAATACCTGTGACATGTCACGCATATTTGATCCTCTCCACACACTTTATTTTTTGTCTGTCCCGATCACGCCGACTGCAATCGCGAAATCAAGGAACCTGAATAGCAGCTCTATCTGACTGCCATATTTTGCTTCAAACGCTTTCATATCCCGGTGCAGTTCATCGTGATGCGCTCTGCATAGCGGTATCACAAATAAATCATGCGCCTTCGTTCCCATTCCCCCCTGTCCGTGTCCGATGATGTGATGAGGATCGTCAGCCTGTATGCCGCAACATGCGCAAGTCTGCGACTTTACCCATCGTGTGTACTTTTCACTTTCCCAGCGCTTACGCTTGGGGCGCTTCATGAATGATTCTGGTGATTCCGGGTCGGTGCGCAGGTCTATTAACTTTTTGACCAGCTGAGCAGCATCCTGAATCACCTCGCGAGCCAGTCGCGCCGGAACAATGCGGGCTTCTTTAAGCTCGCCGCTCTGGATGGTCTCTTTCGGCATACGCAGAACGCGCCGGGCCGGTGCCTCTGGTATCAGGTCAATCACATCATTCAGGGTTGCCCACCAGCACAGTTCAGGCAGCGTCAGCTGGTGGTCACCGTTTAGCGCCATATGGCTGCATGCCGCCCTGATTATCCAGAGTGCAGTGTTACCTTTGGCGATATTCTCCAGGCTGCCGGGTACGCCGTTTTCCCTGAACTCATTATCGTGGCTATAGCAAAGAGACACCAGGCCGTTTTCGATTTCTGACACTGTGAATTCATGGTGATGCCACACTCCCAACTGCTCCCACTGGCAGCACCCGAAGGACTGGACGAAGGATGCCAGCGCATTCGGTCCACCAGCGGCCTTTATCACGCGTTCGTGACTAAAGAAAGGAATCAGTGAGGGCTCATCAAGTAACGGCTGTGTACCGTCATTCAGCCGCCCTGATGGCAGGTCTGCCATATCCATTGTCGGTGTGCTGATCACAACACGACCTTTGAAAAGCCTCAAAAGCTCCGGCCCCGGCTTGAGCAGCACAATCCCTGTGCGCGGCGCGATTTCGGGTGTAAGCAGCGCTCTCACTCAGCACCACCAGCAGCTTTATACGCCGTCCCTAGCCCGCCAATCCACTGAACGCCCTTAGCAGTGAAGCGGGACTGACTGAACATATAATTTGATTCGGTAGTGGTTCCGGTTCTCACTTCAAACCGACCGGCTTCAATGTGCTGGCTGTAGGGAGTCAGGACGCCATTAAGACGGTACATAACACGACTCTCAATCAGAAACAGGCGAAGCTCTGGCTCTTTAGCCTCAAGAAGTTTTGCCACCTGGCGGAATGTCATTGAACTGGTGGCCGTGACATAGCGATCCACAAACGCAACCTTTGGTGCGGCTTCAGTAAGCTGCAGCTGCAGGCGATCCTTCTCCTCTTCCATTTCGGCGGCCAGGCGGAGTGCCTCAGCAAAGGTTCGCGGGATTTTAACTGGCTGGCTTTCCTCTAACTCATGCAGCCGCTTAATCACTTTCATGCGAAGGATGGCACTGTAACCGGTGATGAGGCATTCGGTGTGCTCACGGTCGAGGTGATACTCAGTTCGCTGTCGGTTCATGGTGTCGAGATAGATACGCTGGAATTTCAGCGCATCTTCTCCCAGGTCATCCAGCATACGGCGAATATCTACAGTGACATTTTTGTGTTCTTTGCCGGTCAGTTCGGCAATCTCACGGCTGGTCATGATTGGGGATTGAATAGCATTGACTACAGGCGCAATAGCACCCGCTGATTGATTCAGCATTTTGACCTCTCCACACACGATTTACGCACTATTTTTAACTGGCCCCGCCCCGTCATCTGCAAATGAACGGGACCAACCTTGATACGGCGACTGCAATTCGCTAGTACACCACGCACTATATCCAATTTTACTGGTCATGTAACCAGTTGCGGACCTATGCCGCCACCGGCTGAAACTCACTGATTACCACCTCAGACTTACCACCTTTGGTTACCGGACCCCACTCTACAGTGAATCGCTTAATCTGCCTGTCATCGCCCCATATACCGGCATGCGTGAGGCTGTCAAACAGGGCTTTGAGGTAGTTATCAAGGTCACGCTGGCGCTTGTCTGGCGGGAACAGCAGAACGCTTACCTCTACGTTCACTGTAATCGGCTGAGGTCGGCGTTTAAGTTGCTCCATGACGGCGGCAAGCGCATTGGAGCGGAAACAGCGCCCGGAGGCGCTGATCAATACTCCCTTTCTGGTGTTACGCCAGTACGTGTTAACGCTTGGCGGGAACGGGAGGATTAATTTCACAACCACCCCCAAATCACCAGCAGTGCATATTTAATTAAAGCCAATGGCCAGGCTAGTCCCCTCGCGATGGAAGGGATTGGGCTGCTGATATCTTTGTGACGGTTTGAGCTGCTGTGCTCAGCCACAATACCGGCAAAGAAAAAATAAAACGCAGCAAAGAAAATGGCACCAATGAACGCTTCATGTGAAATCATGGCTTGCTCCAGTGATCTTCAATTGAGACGCCCAAACGATGCAACCAATCAGCCAGTTTGAGCATCGACTCACGTTCGCTGAGCCCTCGTGGAAAATCTTGCATTGCAATGGTCGGTTTGAAGCCACCATAGCTATCTCGCTCGACAGTGATGTTCTGCTCAAGCGTGGTGTTCCAGATTTTGCTGTTATGCCGAACAAGATAAACAGCGCGGGAGTCACCCTCTTTCACATCAAGAGAATATTCAGTGAGTATTACCTGATTTCTCCCGCCACTGAGCCTCCTCCAGCTCATAATGCCACCTCGCCAATACCCGGAATTGTCATCTGCCCGGCCACTTCACGAACCGCCTGACGCAGCATGCGGATGTTTGACCAGCAATCACGGTTGGTCTGCTCCACCAGCGCGATAAACTCCTGAACTGTGCATGGATTGTCCTGGCGAACTTCAGACAAAACTGCTGAGAAGCGTATCAGTTGCTCTGTTGCCACCTCTGAATCATCGTGCTGCTCTGACAACCACAGCTTCAGTTCAAGATCGTCCTGGTGCTGCTTGATGAGGCGCACTGCACTGGCAATCGTCTCTGCCGGAACTGTCACACAGGTAGGATTCTCAACGGAGTCTGCCGCCCATGTATGCGCCCACTTGGATTCGCTGTAGGTGTATTCAGCTTTCATTTTGAACGCGGCAATAACGCAGGCCCACGCTTCAACACCGCTTTGCTCAAGGATTTCGTGCTTCAGCAATGGCAGCTCATCACCATAATCTTTTTCAGGCTGGACCGCTTCCTGGCTATCAGCCTTCAGGTGCTCACGCGGCTCACCGTCTTTAGGTTCGGGCCAGTTACGGGCCTTGTTGACGCTAAGCTTCAATTCCATCGCGGCATTAAGCTCTTCTTCAGTGATACCGGCACGGCGCATCGCATCCCACAGCAGAAATTGAAGGTCAGCCCATTCAGACAGGTCATCGGGCGCTTCGGCTGCTTCCATCGCTTCTTTTGCCAGGTGCTTCAGGGGTCCGACCGGCCCAACGTCGCCGAAAGTTTCCTGTGACCATGCCGCGTGCTCTGCACGAATTTTTTCACGCAGTTTTACGGGTGATACGATGGCTGCTGAGCGGGTCAGTTTCTTTTTGCCAGCCGCTTTTGCCTTCTGCATCTGCTCCTGCGCAACGGAAGAGGCTTTAACGCCATGTTCACGCTGCAGGGCTACTGCTGTGGTTGCGGCCACTTCGCCAGACTTCACCATCTCAATCAGAGGTTCGCCAACTGTCAGTAGCTGCAGGTGCTGTTCAACGTCGGTGATCGAACGTTTCACCTTGGCGGCAATTTCCGCTGGCTCTAAGCCCTGATTAACGAGGCGCTGATAGGCGGCTGCACGTTCCAGCGGCAACAGGGCGCGTCCCTGGCTGCTGGTGACCATGAACGCCACGCTGTCCGCCTCACTCCCCACGAAGTCTTTGCACTCAAGGCGCAGCGTATAGCCCGCTTCCTGAGCCAGCTTCGCGCCGTAATACCGGTGATGGCCATCGATGATCTTAATGCCCTTCTCGGTGACCTTAACAGCCAGCGGAGGCACATGCTCACCAGCGATAAAGGCATCGCGGAACTCCTCGACATGGGTCTGATCGATATCACGGATGTTGTAATTGGTTTCAACATAGAGCTCATCAACGCCCAGCAGGTAGGTTTTGCGGGTGGTGATATCGGTGTCGCTGTTTTTCTTATCGTCGTAAATGCGCGCTAAAGTACTCATGCTGTGGTCAGCTCCCATGTCAGGACAAAAATCAGGGCGGCAATCATCACTACTGCTGTGGGGATGGCCCGGTAGAAAATCTCATTGCGTTGGTAGTGGTTCTTCAGGTGCGCTTTCATAACAAATCCCTGTTAACACTGGCTGAAATGATGCGACCGGTATCGAGTCCACCGTAGCTGCCACAGTTGAGTGAGCCTTTCACGGCGCAGCGGTCGCAATTCTCTTTGGCTTCGTTGCGGGATGCATCGAACCGGGCCGCCAGCATCGCTTCACGCCAGACCTGCGCGGCACGCAACCAGAATCCTTTCGCCTCCAGTTCGCTGGCCTGCTTCGCCATGTGGCTGTATTTCTCGCTTTCTACCGGTAACGGGTCAGTGTTGATCGAGTAACTCCAGTCACTGGCACGCTTAAGCAGCCCTTTGGTGAACAACGGTTTGATAAAGCGCTTCACTGAAGTCTCATGCAGACCAGTGAGCTTGCAGAGTTCGCGAACCTTCAGCGGACCATTCCGGGTAATCAGTTCAAGAATTTTTGATTCGTGGTTGGTCATGATTTTCTCCCCTTATGCCCCGCGAAAGCCGTCAGGCACTGAGCTGTCAGGCTGCGGAATGACAGTGATATCCCGCTGCATGTTGCGCTTCAGAGCATTCCATTCAGAGCGCGGCGGGCGACCATGCATATCCCACTTGGTTGCTATCTGGAGATAGCCAGGCAGGTTTCCGGGGATGAACAGCGTCTTAGGGCGCATGTACTGGTATTCCTCGGTGCCTTCCCAGTGGGCGTGTTTGTAATCCACCACCAGGCAAAGCTCTTCCACCGTAAATCCATCTTTCAGCCGAGATTTGATGTGACCCATCGACGACTGCGCCTCTGTGTGCTTAGCGCCAGTAACTTTGTTCAGATGGCGTAAGACTTCCCGAGAACGATTAACCAGGGACCACTCATCGTCTGGTTGCGCAGCAACCTGACAAGAAGGGGTTGTTGTAATCTCTGTAGTAATCTCTGTTGTATTCTCTGTAAGACGAGGGCAATTTGCCCCGATGGATGAGGGCATGTTGCCCTTATCGATTGGTGCAGGTTGCTCTACTCGATTGGTGCAAGTTGCATCCTTCGATGAGTGCAATTTGCCCTCATCGGTCAATAAAGGGTTTGCGTGGTTAATTGCGTAATAATTAGTCCGATCATGCTGAGATTTTTTCAGTTGCTCGACAAAAATTAAATCGTGCTTTTTGAGAGAGGTCAGAGCGCGTTTAACCGTGTCAGACGACCAGAACGGGAACTGATTAGTCCACTCTTCGATAGTGTTATAAACCCAGCGTTTGCCGTCATATTCGACACCAGATGCTGTATCTTCGAGCCAGTAGCAAATCTGTTGCAGCACAATGGCCTCATTCAGCCCAATACGCTGCGCAAGGGCCGGACTAATGACCAGAGGCTTAACTTTCAGCAATAAACTCATGACGCCACCTTCCTGAACTTCTGACTGAACAGAACGCGGGGCTGCATGCATGGGTGCGGATAGTTGGGGCGCATGTAAATCACGCGATGATTAACCACGTCTACACCAACCGTCTCCACAACCACGCCGCGCGGGTCTTTGTAGCGTTCCACCCAGGGTTTAATGATCTCGTTTTCCATCAATTCACACCTGATTGCGCCGGACAGCGGTAGAAAGTCTTCCACGCGGACTCAACTACCAGACGAGTAGTTGTCTGGTAGTTGTTAGGGCCACCAGCTGTCGGTATGATTTGCTCATAGACAGGAACGCCAGCAATAAAACGGCAACGGAATTGCTCAACCGATAATTTTTGGCTTACAATGGACATGCGATTGATTCTCCACACACGTTGATAAAATCGCGACAGACACCCGGGGACTGCAATCCTGCGGGTGTCACCTTTTTAGGGCTAAAATAGTTTTTCATTTCAAATATCCTGCACTTCGATCTGCACACCTGACGCATCAATCTTCCTGCCGTTCGCCACGAACATATCTACCGAGTGCTCAGCAACGCCGACGCCATACAGCGCCATGAAACCAAGAAATCCATGAATCTGGTGACGCATTTTTTTGTGGAACAATGCGGACAGGGTTTTACGCTCTTTGCTGTCGATCACACCGTCAGAAGCAGCGGCAATTTTGGCAATTGCTAACTCACCAGCTGCTGCGCTCGCTTTCATCTCGATGTCATACAGATCGACCTTATCCACCTCTTTCACTGCAGATACATCCACCAGCAGCTTTCCGTGACGTGTCGCGAAAAAGTCTGCCAGGCATGCAGTACCGGATAAATCTTCCATTTTCATGAGCTCATCCAGGGTGAAGAAACGACTGCCACACTTGCGGTACATGTGGTTGTGAAACTGATCGATGGTCATGCCTAAGTCATCGGCCATACCTAAACGACCCGCTTTGTGTGCTTTGCACATCAGTCGAATTGCTGTGTTGATTGTGTCTACCATTTCTATCTCCTTTGGTAGTTCCAGTTAGGCCGGTTGGCCTGTATCTTTTTGGTACAACGACGCATCGAAGCGCAGCTTACCTTTGGTGATTTTTTCGATCTGGTATGCACGACCCTCAGGAATTACTTCCGGCCACTCAGAAACTGACGGATGTTTAATTCCTAAAACTGCTGCGGTTTTACATACCCCTCCAAAGAATTTGATTACGTCCTGCTTCCTCATGAGAGCAATTCCTTTAATGGGTTGGCGTGACACACAATGTAGGATATCCAACATATGAATGTCAAGATTCTTACCTACGATTTTGGTAGGATCGCCTACATGATGAATATGGGTGAACGCATCCGCCTTAAGCGGAAAGAACTTAATCTCACGCAACAAGCACTGGCAGAAAAGGCCGGTGTTAATCGCGTGACTGTTACAGGCTGGGAGAAGGATGATTACCAGCCAAACGGGGCTAACCTTCAGGCACTCGCGGACGCGCTTAAATGCGATCCAACCTGGTTGGTTAGTGGGAAAGGAGAATCCATATCAAGTCCATTACTCAGACCTGTTCAAGTCAGTGCAAAAGAGGTGCCTTTAATTTCATGGGTACAAGCTGGCACCTGGACAGCTACAGACCCAGGGTTAACCCGCGATGAGGCCATCATGTGGCTCTACACCACTGCATCGGTCTCTGATAAAGCGTTTGCACTAAGGGTTCGTGGCGACTCAATGACGAATCCACATGGGAATCCAACCATCCCGGAAGATTCGATTGTCATCGTCGAGCCTGAAATTCATGATGTCGCCGCAATTAACGGCAAAATTGTCGTTGCTCATATTGATGGCGGGTCAGAAGCTACCCTGAAAAAGTTTGTTGAGGATTTCCCTCACCGCTACCTTGTTCCTCTAAATCCAAATTACAAAACCATTGAATGTGATGGGAACTGCCGGATCGTCGGAGTGGTAAAACAAGTGATCATGGAATTCTAATTCCCTCCTCAAAAAACTAAGCCGGATACCCATCCGGTTTTTTTTCGCCCTAAATGTAGGCTTTCCTACAAACATACTTGACATCCTATTGTTGGTTATCCTACATTAAATCCAACAATGAGGTTGCCAGTGTTAATCGCCTCTTACGAGTTGGGATTTAGTTCTCTCTGAAGAGGCGGTAATGAAGATGATTAAGAACATGTCGAACACAACAGTCCGGGACCTGATTACCTTTCTCCGTCTCTTCCCGGATGCAGATGTGATCTGCTGTGGTGATGCCGGTGTAGTGAGTGTGCAGTGTGATGTTGAAAACGTGGTTCGCGGACCAGCGTTTTAAGAGTACTGAATTGCTGTGTTGGCGGTTACTCATGAAGGTTTGTTTAACCGCCCTTTTTCACAACGACAAGGACATTTGCAAAGCGGGTATTTTCGAACGCTTTAGAGACGTGGAGTAAGTGTACTTTTCGTTGTGGTGAATGCGCAGGCTGATGCGCGGGTGAGTTGATAGTTCCACACACCTTATTGACTCTATCTGCAAATGCCGGAGATCAGCACCGGTCGCCATAACAACGGGGGCAGCACCGTAAAAGTCTGCCAGTTCGTAAAGCACGTGATTGCGTGTGACCCGAACCAAGCTGGCTGGGAGGTCAGCACACAACAGGTAAGAGTCATTTGGTGGGAGCAGGTTCCACCCTTGCATAGCATGGAGATGGCTCTTTCCGTTGTGGTGAATGCGGCCAGCGCGCGCGGAAGACTGACAAAGATTGCACACAGTCTAAGAGTTTCCGCTCTGGTGTTTGTCAGTCTGACCAGAGCACCGGGAGGCACCCGGCACCGCAGCAACCTTTCAAGTGTGTGGAGTAATCGGGCTGTGGGTTATTGCAGTAACCCACCAGCCAACTTAAACGAATCCCAAAAGTTTTTTATTGCCATCACTGGCAAGGGATTCATGCAACCAAAAATCGTGTGTGGAGACAGTTATGGGCTACTGGAAGTTTACGAATGCTGAGGCGTTAGCAGCATGGGAAAAGACGCGTGCTGATGAAGCGCAGATGCGTAAAGAAGCGGCGGAGCTGACTTCAATGCTGGGTGGCAAACCCGTATTCAAAAGCGATCTGACGCGCTCAACCTTCTACGGTGTGAATTTTGATGCGGCACCTTACCTGGCTAAAGAGTTATGGACAGTGCCAACCGGTAACACCGGGTATGCATCCTGGCCTAAAGCACGCCCTCCTAAAGGCATGAAAGAAGAGCATGCAGCAGTGAAGAAGCTGTGGGGTGAGCATTACCCGAAAACCAAGGTCAGCAATGACGAGTTTTTCAAGGCAATAGGCTTGGACTGGGGGATGCTTTTTTTATGCGGAATAACTTACTTCCGCCAGTGTGACGCCATCTACGTTCAGACAGGCGCAACGCCTAAACCGGACTTTGGCGCAGTAGAGATCGTTGGTAGCGAGTTTGATAAAGCACGCAGGGAGTACAGCGATGCAAAAGCCTGATGACCATATCACCGTTGGCATCATTACCCTGCCCTACAGCCATATCCTGAACGGCTGGATTATGCCTGATGGCTCGGTAATCAGTAATCCCATTAAGGCGCAGCGTGAAGCTGAGCGGCTTAATAAAACCATCAACATCACCATCCACTGAGGGCCAGCAACATGCTTTCTTCTAAATCGAATAAAGAAGTCGTCGCTGCTGGCCACCAGTTCGCCAGGATCATCGGTAAAGAAACCTCTCTGCTGGAAATGGCAAAGATGGTTAGTGATTTGGCTACGCGTCTTGATGTTGCCACCGTCCGCGCCAGCCTAATGGCTTCGGAGGTTCTGCGCATCAACAGCGTGCTACCTGACACCATTTCAGCCTTACAGGCTGCAGGCGCAGACCTGACGCTGATTGATGACCTGAATGCAGCACTTGCTACGCCAGCCTGCGACCAGTGGATCCGAACACTGCGCGGTGAAGCAATCGGTGAGGCACGTCAGGCTGTAGCAACTATGGGTAATCAACAGCTGCCAGGCACTTTACAAGCGATCAACATCCTTTCCCAAATGGAAATGGATTTACTCCGCTCACGTACGGGAACGCTGAAGGTGGTGTCATGAAAAAGGTCGCCCAATTTCGCCGCAGCAATGGCCCAAATGCTGGTTTTAGTGAAAAGCTGGCCTGGCAGTTATCCAAAGGCCCGGCAACGGGTCGGGAGCTGGCGCAGCAACTCGGTATGACCCTCAGTGAGTTCAACCGTTTGGTCCTGCACATCATGCGCCGCGGTGGTGAAACACTTCAGGTTGAGGCATCCAATCAGGTCTGTCTCGGTGGCGGATCAATTGACCGCACTTACACCCTAATCAGAAATCCGCGCCGTGTTGCTCCCCCGCCATGTAAGCCAATGGTTATCAACTACAGCAACGACCGCTCTGAAGAGGCTATTAAGCGCCATCGTGAAGCAGCTGCACGCCGTGCTCGTCTGATTGCCAGCGGGCTATATCTGGAATGCATGGGATAAGGATGGTGAGTGATGGAAAAGCTGAATGAATTAGTTGAGCAAGCGAAGTTTGTTGCGGACTGGCACGGCAGCGATTGGAGTAGCGCGCTTTGCCAGGATAAAGACGGCAAACAAGCCCACGAGATAATCTGCGAGAGTCGCGGCGAAGCTGTAATCTCCACCGGGAGCAACTCAAACGAAGCATCATGGCTTTGCGATTATCTGGAGCTTTGCAGCCCTGCCAACATCCTCGCCATTGCCGAAGCATTCCAGGCGCTGGAGCAGCAGCGTGATGAGCTGGCGGCTGAGAATGCATCCATCAAAGCAAATGTAGCCATCCATGCAGCGGGCTTCTCGGTTTGCCCTGTGTGCAGCCATGAGGAGCCTTCCGAAACAGATAACATTGTATGGATGGTGAAAGCAACCCCAGCCACCGACTCCTACCTCAACTCTGTGCGGGCTGAGGGCGTGGAGATGTTTTCGAAAGAATTGGGCAGCCCATATGGCGATGGTGAGGGTCGAGACTACGAAACCGGCTTTAACAGAGCTATTGAGGTTTCAAAAAGCAAAGCTGTCAAGTTTGTAAGCCAACTCCGCGCCGGTAAGGATGGTGAGTGATGGAGCAACCGATCCTCGATATGTGCTGTGGTTCCCGCATGTTCTGGCTCGACAAGAAAGACAGACGCGCGATATTCGCAGACATTCGTAAAGAGTCACATGTGCTGTGTGATAACCGTGCTTTGCATGTTAACCCCGACATCATCGCAGACTTCCGTTCTTTGCCCTTTCCTGACTGCAGCTTCGCACAGGTGGTGTTTGATCCACCTCACCTGGACCGCGCTGGAGAGAACGGCTGGATGCGGAAAAAGTACGGTGCGCTGGATAAGCAGACATGGCGCGACGATATCCGCGTCGGTTTCAGTGAGGCATTTCGTGTTTTGCGGCCACACGGCACGCTGATTTTTAAATGGAATGAGACACAGATACCGGTGAGCCAGGTAATCGCACTAACCGAACAGAAGCCAACCATCTGGCAGCGAACCGGCAAAGGCGACAAAACACACTGGATAATCTTTTTGAAGGAGGCGGGTTGATGCCTAAATCCCCCGCCGAACGCAAAGCAGCGCAGCGTGCCAGACAGGCCGCTGCCGGTGATAAAAAACTGGAGCTGGCGCTGGATAGTCAGGAACTGGAGATGCTGGCGCAGAACTGCGCCGCACGCCGCCCCGGTCGTGACCCGTATGAGCTGAAAGAGTATATCGCGCTGTTAATTCGGAAAGACTCCGCTGAGCTGGCTAAGCAGATTGAAGCGCTGTCCCACCAGCAGTGCGGGAAATGCAAAGAGCAGCTGCCGGTGCAGTCATGCCCTTGCCAGGGTCAAGCAGCATGCTGGGCCACCAGAGGCTGGCATAAGCTGAAATTGAATATCAATACGCCGTGACCTGTCACGGCTAAACAAACCTGATGCAGCAGGAATGTGTGGAGAAAAAAATGGCTAATATTGAAATGATCTTTGAAAGCGAAGCGATGCAAAAAATTGGTGTTACCTCACGAACAACAATGAGGACTTATGTGCTGAATCATTCCTTCCCCAAGCCAGTAAGAAATCGCCCTAAAAAATACTTACTGGCTGAGGTGGAGCAATGGATTTTAAACGGCGGCGTTAATCAGAGATCAGCTTGA